AATAGTGAGGCCGTTCGTCACGTAAAACGACACTTCTCGTGGACTAGAGACTAGCAAGCCTGAACGTCTAGTAAAATAGTGTAAAGGAGCGGGACGCTGCCACTACGCAGGTGGTGAGTCACAAGCTATTGGGGTGGTGATCAAATTGATTTCGAATTGTGGTCTCGAGCAGTTCAGAGTCCGCCCGTATCGGTCTAAACGGTTGGAGCCTTATTTTAAGCAATTATCGTCTGACCGTATCAAGATCCAGTACGATGACAATGTCGCCTCAATGCTTACTGCTCAAGGGTTCTCTTTCCCGGAAACACCCCGTTCTATTTATAGGGTTGAGAAACTCTTTATGGCATTGGGAAAGTACGCACCAGGAAGAGTCGGAGATCCAGTGATGAGTGAGGAGCTCAAATCCGGCCTCGCGCTCGCGCGTGCTTGTTTTGCAAGACCTTCATCTGAGGCAGTCCTTCATATTCTTCCGCTTAACCCAGAAACAATCGTCAAAGTCACGTCTAAACCTAGGGCTTCGGCTGGTTTGACTGCGTACGGCTGTAGTAAGGGTGAGGCGCAGGTGAGGGCATTAGAGCGCGGCAAACAGACTCTTTTAAGGAAGAAGGCACCCGAGCCTTGTCTGGGGTTTACCCGAACCCAGTTTGATGACAAGACCAGACTTGTCTGGGCCTACCCGTATTCGGAGACGGTGATTGAGGGCTTGGTAGCATATCGCCTTATTCAGAATTTTAAGAGTCGGAATACCCCTATGGCGTTTGCCTTGCCAACATGCGCCTTGGGAACTAAGCTTAGAGTAGCAGCTTATCGCAGGAAGTTCGCTTACTCAATTGACATGTCTTCCTATGATGCCTCAATCTCAGCAAAGCTTATTCATTGGGCTTTTGAGATTTTGCGTACGTGGTATGATGGCGATGAGGTTGAGCCAACCACTGGACTCACAGTTCGGCAAGTCTTCGATCACGTGGAGGACTACTTCACGCGAACGCCGATTGTGATGCCTGATGGGAATCTGTATCTCGGTAAGAGGCACGGTGTTCCCTCAGGTTCTTTCTTTACCCAGCTTATTGACTCAATTGTTAATGTTATTATAGCTGGAACTATCGGGGCAAGATTTAACTTGTGCCTTTCAAAGTCCGATATTTTTGTACTGGGTGATGATTTACTAATCTGGACGGATAGGGATATGGACCTTGACAAGATGGCGCGCTTTGCATCGCAGACGTTCGGTGTGGAGTTCAACGCTTCAAAGTCAGCGAAATACCGCTCAGGTGAAAAGATTCATTATCTAGGAAGAGACTGGGTCAATGGTGTTCCAGAAACTAGCGATGAGGCGGTTCTGGCGCGTATGGTTTATCCAGAAACGTTCAGGAAGTACTCAACTGACCCTGAGGAGCGTAGCAGACAAGTCAAACTACTATTCCTCTCATTCGCGAGTGTGTATCGGAATGCTTATCCGATCATGCGTCAAGCCATTAGTGCCTGGTCCTGGCGCGAAACGCCTGGAGCCGTGGAGGTCAATGCGTCTTACCGGGAGGGCCGCGAATTGGAATTGGATACTGGCTTTTTGACTGGCCTTCAAAAGTATCTGAGGGAGTTCGTACGCCATGGGAGCCCCGGGAGCTCCGTAGCTGTACAGTTTTTAAAGTAGCCGTTCTGGTGGCGAAGTCAG